ACCGGATACGATGTCCGCAACTCTGGAGTGTTGTCGGTGTAAATACCGTTCACGATAGGTATTTGCATTACTTGGCCTTGTTGCGTTCAGAGATTCGCTTTGCCTTGGCTTGTGCGTCTGCTTTGGACGATGCGCCCCATGCCCTCAGACTCAGCAACAGGCGGGTGGGTTCGCCATCTTTGTATTCAGGGCCAGAGTTGCCACCCATACGGGCCAGAAACGATGCCCTGCGAGGATTGTCACCAGACTTGACTGGGGCTTTGATGTCTTGACCTGCGGCCTTCAGGCTTGCCCGTCCAGCAGCGTTAAGACCACCTTTTGGATTCTGTCCTTCCTTTCGTTGCCATGCTGGAGTTTTCATCGAAACCCCTTGATCTTTTCAGCAATCTTTTTGGGCTGTTTGGCAAACTGCTTTCCTGCCTTTGTAGCCTCACGCTTTGCCCTTGTGGTTGCTGCATACTCGGCAGCAGACAACGCCTTGATAGCCTTCTCAGGCAGATACCTTTCGCCCGTCTCGGACGATGGCTTGCCAGACTTGGTGCGCCAGTTCTGGCTAGACCAATCTTTCAGGCTTTTCTGCGGGGCTTTCATTTATAGCCACCGCCCTTTTTCTTGTACTCCACTGCCAACAGTTGTGCTTTTCTGGCAGACCATTCGCCCGGATCACCGCCTTTTGTCCCTGCCTTGATTCGCTCAAACAGTGCTTTCCGCATGGTTGGCTTCGTATAGTTGCCAGCCGCATTGACAGATGACTTGGGTTTAACAGCCATTAAATCACCGCGCCGTTTATAACGACAAACTGAATAACAATAGCCTCCGACAATGAGCCAAGAGTGACATTCCGTACATTGATGCTTGCGCTACCGGCGCTGACCTGTGCGTTAAGTGTGTATGCGCCAGCCGTGCCTGCGCTTACATGATTTAAAATTAACACATCGTTTGCTTCAATAATTGTATTGGTCAATACAAAACTGACGGTGGTTGATGCGTTAAGTGCCGCAGCGTCCATGGTAATTTGACCACTTTGTTTGCTCAGCGTCACCCCAGTAGATTTGCTTGTTGCTTGCGTTACTGTACCACCCGCACCAGCGGCATAGCCTACTTTGCCAGTGCCACCATTATTGATAATGCTACCAACGGTTGAAAGAAAAGAGGTCAGCGCAAGACTTGTGCCAGTAGCCGCACCAATGACTGGTGTTACCAATGTTGGCGTGTTAGCAAATACATTTGCACCCGTGCCGGTTTCGTCCGTCAGCGCAGCCGCAAGATTTGCGCTTGATGGCGTTGCCAAAAAGGTTGCCACATTCGCAGCCAAACCAGATACGCCAGTTCCAATGGGCAAGCCTGTGCAATTAGTCAACGTTCCAGAAGTTGGTATGCCAATAATTGGCGTCACCAAAGTCGGAGTGGTGTTGAACACCAGTAGACCCGTTCCGGTCTCGTCGGTCATTGCCGCCCGTAGATTGGCACTTGATGGCGTTGCCAAGAACGTCTGGATGCCTGCTGCATAAACCGTCTCGGCATTGATCTGATACCAACTGTTCGTCGGCTGATAAAACCTGATTGCCGTTGCAGTCCCTGCCGCCAATGAGGTCACGCCACCATAAATTGCAGTTGCACCATTTAGCGCGATAGTCAATGAGGTGATTTCCTGCGTGGTCGTAATCAGTACCGAAGTGCCATCAGGCACACCAGTGTTCAACGGTAGGGTGATCGTGCCAGTTGCCAGCGTTCCAGCGGGTTGCAATAGCATCCACTGGTCATTGCTGACAGGAGTCGGTACGGTAATGTTGAAACCACTGCCCGGCACATAGAGATTAACCGCCAAAGTAGGCGATGCAAAACTCTGCTGAAAGAAAGTCAGCAAACTGCCGATAGATGTGCGCCTCGCATCCCCGTTGTTCGGCGAATAGACGGGTAGCTGATCGCCGCTGGAAATCGTGCTGAGTACGGGTAACTGGTTGATCGTTGGCATGATTGTCCTTATTAATACTCAAGCGGCCCATCAGGGCCAGCAGTAACCGGGTAATAGGGTGGCCGTACATACGGGTTATCGTAAACCCTCCACGGCTTGTTACCAGCGCCAGCCGGCATGGTGCCTGGCAGTTGCTGCTCAAGCGGGAATGTGGCCCTTTGCAACAGAATGTCGTAACCCTGCTTTGCAGTGGTCTTGGTCTCGATCATCACCGTCTTGCCGAAACTTGGCGCCAGCCTGATGCCTAGACTACAAATGATTGCTTCATAGGCCGAATCAGGAACTAGGGTTTCCTCGTCCAGGCTGCTGTCCTGTGGACTCGATGGAAGTGGATAGCCAAGACGGATGCCCTTGGCGTTCCAGTCCGCCATCATTGCATCGAGGCGGCGTAGTGCTGATTGCAATTGCTCTGGTGCAAGATCAAAAACATAAGACGCGAGCCCGATTTCTTCAAAGGCGGCGCTTATGAATTGTCGTTTGGTGTAGCCCATTGCAGTTCCTCGATGTGTTTCACCAGCGTTGCATCTGACCACCGCTTATCTACTTTTAGCCCGATCGCTTCGGCCTGCTGCAACATTTCAGCGCGAGTCGGTGGGCTGTCGTCTTTGATTGGCTCTTCAATGACTTCAGGCGTTTCAATGACTTTAGGCACTTCCACAACTTCAATACGAACGCGCCTTCCGATTGGCGATGGGCGAACTTGCTTGGTTGCTTTGCGCTCTACTGCCTGTGACTTTTTCAGTTTTCGCTTTTGCAGCCGCAACTCTTTCCACGGAGCAAGAGCCTTGGTTTTGACGATTGCGGCTGACTTGATCATTTCTTCATGGTCTTTTTTGCTGCTGGCTTTGCAGATTTGGTCATTCCATACGCCATTGCCACGGCTTGCTTTTGAGGCTTGCCTGCTTTCATTTCCTTTTTGACCATCTTGGACATCATGTCGCCCATCTTTTTACCCATCATAGTGTTCTCCAAAAGTTAAACAGGCCAACATCTCTGCTGGCCTGTCAGGGTTTAACCGCCGATACGATAAACAACAAACGTGTCTGCCGCAGTCTTGCGAACACGGAAACGTGCGGATGCACCAGACGTTGCAGCAGTTGCAGCAGAGCCAACAATGGTCACACCTGTGTTAACCGTGATGGTTAAAGCAAATGCAGCTAAAGTGATGACGCTGAAGTCAAACGAATCACCGATTGCCCACTCAGTTGCCAAATCAAGGTTTGCACCTGTTGGCAATTGAATGTCACGGGCTGAAGTTGGAGTAGCAGTGATGATGCCTGTCAACACGTTGGCAGCAGTTGCCACCATCGAGCCGCCATCAGCTATGTTGGCTGGCGCACCCTGAGGTTGCCAGTTGCCATTGTTACTGATGTCAGGAGCAACGCCCACCGAATAGTACGCACCAGATGCGCCTGCCTGAATAGTCACGCTGGTTGCATTGGTGAATGCGCCTGATACATAGGTGGTGTTTTCGACTACGGTCAACAAGTCTTGCGATTCTGGAAAGTTGGGATAACCAACTTCCTGAAACACGCTTGCCGACGAATAGGCTTGAACGGCGATTTTTTCGCCAGACGGCACAGTAACGGTAACCGTACCCTGTGCAAAAACTACGTTGTAACTCATGATTTTTCCTTAAGGAGTTTGGTTGAACAACAGGATGCCGGACATCTCTGGCTGCTTGTTGACCACGCCAAACAGGGTATCCAAACGATACTTGGTTTTCATCGTGTTCACATCGTACTGCTTCTGCATTACCAGCTCGATGCCCTGATCGGTGGAGGCGCGCATTACTGCAACACCAGCATCGGACGGCACAGCGTAACGGCCAGGGAGAATCTCCAACGCATCTTTCTGCCAGAAGCAGTTGATTGGCGCAGCATCCACATTCAGGCGATTGATGGTGCGGCCAGATGCAGCAGTCACGATCACGTTTTGATACTGCAACTCGGCATCAGTCCCACCCTGTGCGGAAATGATTGGAGGCGTGATAACGCAAGTGGTCGAATTGGTCACGCTCACAACGCGAAAAGTCTTGGAGAATCCAGTGCCTTGTTTCGTGATGTGATGCACAGCCTCAACGCCTTCGATCTCAATTGCAGTCCCTGCTGGCAGATCGGTGGTGCTAGACACGGTAATCGTTTGGAAACGATTGTCCACGTTGGCAGTCTCACCAGTTGCCGCAGTCGAGGTAGCAACCGGCACGTAGTAGTTGTTTGCCGCAGCTAAAGTGCTCATCGTAGGATCAGAACCAGTTGCCGCGGCAATACGATTTGCGTAGTCAAGCTTATAGGTCTCAAAGCCTGCAACCATGCCGACAAAAGAACGCTCAAACGCAGTGTTTGATTTGTTCCCTGCGAAACTACGCGATACCGATGCACCACCGCCACCACCAGCAATATTGCCTGCAATGCCGTTGTAGTCGCGGCTGGACAGTGCCAAGTAACGATCAAAGGCTTGTACGCCCTGCTCGTTCATGATGCTATCGCACAGAGCCACATCATCGTAATCACCAGCGGCAGTGCTGACAGTTACCACCAGCGAACCGAGGTTTGCCGCAGCATTCATGATGGCGATGTTGATATCGCTTGCGAGTTTTTGCTTTGCAGCTTCGCCCAGGCGACCTTCTTGCAGAGCATCACGCAATTCCAATGCGTCCAAGATGAACGGCACAGACTTCTGAAAGCCGAGCGTTGCAGGAACTGAAAGCTGCGTATATGCGGTGAAATTGTTCGTCTGGTCCATGCCATCGTAACTTTGTGCGATGTAGGGCTGCGGACGATAAATGACGTTGTTGGTTCGTTCCATCATCGAACCGTCAGTGTTGTAGACGGATACGTTGCGGGACAGAACCAGAGCGTCGTTAAAGCCTTCGAGAATATCCTCGAACGCTACGCGCTCTTCCTTGCTGAATGAATTGCTCATAAAAACTCCATTGGTTGAATAAAAAACACGGCATTTCTGCCACTTCCTTACTCACCAATGGGCTGGCGGGGGCCATTCAACTGCTATTTTATTGGGCTAGCGACACCCAGTTGGCGCATTATGCCTTTTTCTGGCGCTTGTATGCAATGACCTTGGTCATATTACCAGTTCGGGCTGCTTCTTCCCGCAGTCGTTCGAGTTGTGAGTCCACCGCGCCAGATGATCGGCCAGTCCCTGTAACGACACGTTCGGGTGCGGGTGCTTGCTTTCGATTGGTAACTTTCATATCTTTCTCCAGTTTAGCAACGGCAAAGGCAAACTTTACCGGGTCTTTGATTTCTGCCAGTTCTTTGGCCTTCTTTGGGTTCCTGCCAAGCGCATAGATAACCAGCGCAGGATTATCAGCACCTTGCAGCATTACTCCTTGTTGGGTAACGCTGAATAGTTCCTGTGCTACCGCCTCGGCATCCTCAAAGTCTTTGACGCGCAG